AATAGTCTGGGAATGTACCCGTTAGGTCCACTCGTAAACATGGTCGCAGGCGTTCTTTGGCTAGTAGTCGCTATTGCTTGGAATGATCGAGCGTTAATTGTAACAAACTTTACTATCACCTTCGTTTGTGTGATAGGACTTTTACTAAACTTTGGAGTAATATGATGGAAGAATCAGATTTAGATGTAGCGCAAGTTGAACTCTCTCATGCTGAAGGCAAGATGATTATCGGAGTATCGCTATTCTGTATTGCTGTTGTTGGCGGCTTTTCTTATGCAGTACTAGCATCGATGGGGTTCATGTAATGAGCGATACAAAAGAAGTGTTAATCGAAGTTTCACCTATTCCCGAAACTGAGGAACAGAGAAAAGCCCGAGAACTTGCCGAAATCAAGACCGAGTTCGGAATTCTAGTAGAAGAAGCTTGACAAACAGGGGCTTATTTGCTATAATAGATAGATAAACTGTTATTTCAAGGTGTTTTTATGTATCTCAATCTCGGCAACTCCCTTAACTACACTACCAATGGTCGCAAGCGCAAGAAGCTACCAGCAAAGAAAGCGCATAAAAGAAAGTTCGAGACATATGTGCCTAAGCAAACGGCATATGTAAGAGAGACTCCCAACTACCCCAGTGTGACTACAGCAGCCTCTGCTGAGTCATGTTCTAAGCCTACTCGTGTGTCATACACTGGTACACTTGTCAAAGGAATAGCAACTATGCACAAGTCTAATGCAGTGCCTATCATCAATGACCAAGAAGCAACCGATATTGCAAATATGAGGCGTGGTTAGTGAAAATAGATTTTGATTTAGTGTCTAGATGGATGTATGAGATACGAGAAAATCCGAGAATGTTGGATTGTTTTTGGCCTAGTCAAATTGCAAGCAAAAAGTGGCTGATAGAAAATCTCGAGGAAGAGTCATACTGGCGTGGACATATGGGAGACATTGTAATCTTTGGCGGCTGGTATGGCGTACTTGCCCAAATGTTACATCAAAAATATCCTGGTAACTATATAAGTGTAGATGCTGATCCGTCTTGTGAAGAAGTGTTCAATAGAATAAACACAAATTCACAGATAAAGTTTAAAAATGTTTGCATGTCCGATTATGATTACAGTGATTGTCTCTTTTTAGATATGGTAATCAATACAAGCAGTGAACATGTCAGTCAAGAAGTCTATGCACAGTGGTGGGGTAACATTCCTAGGGGTACTAAATATATTGTACAGGGCAATAACTTTTTTGAGACAGATGAGCATGTGAGATGCACTGATACCCTTGAAGAATTTGTTACTATTAACTATCTAGAAAGCGCAAAGATAAAAAAGACTCTTAACTGCGGCATGAGACCAGACGGTTCTCCTTTCTATCGTTTCATGGCAATAGGTATTAAATAATTATGAATGACAAAAACAATTTAATACCTCTAACTAATTTAGATGAAGATATTAGAGGCGATCAGGTAATAGCTACACTCGATGGGGCATATAAGAGTGTCTATTTTGATAATACTAAAGATATGTTAGAGGGGCTAAATGAAGTTAGTCCTTCATTCTGTTTAGCTAAGTGGTTCAATGTTAGTATTCACATACCTACAGGAAGAACTCATAGCTGTTATCACCCTCCTACTCACAAAGTTCCTTTAGAAGAATTAAAAGAAAATCCTGGTGCCTTGCATAATACAAAATATAAAAAAGAACAGAGAAAAAAAATGTTATTGGGTGAGAGACCTGACGAATGTTCCTTTTGTTGGCAACTCGAAGATGCTGGCAACATGTCAGATAGGGCGTACAGAAGTTTTGATGTGAATGCAGAGGGAGTAATAGAAGAAGCCCTTTCACACGGTGTATCTGGAAATCCTTCTCCCAAATATCTTGAAGTCAATTTTAGTCAAGCATGTAATCTAAAGTGTGCGTATTGTTCTCCCCACTTGTCCACAGAATGGCATAAAGAAGTCAAGCAACACGGAGCATATATTTTAACTGATAGGTCACATAATGATCCTTCTTTTCTGATGGGTGAAGGCGGGTGGGCCCCTGATAATTCGTTAGATAATCCCTATCTGTTAGCATTTTGGGATTGGTTCCCAACAGTTTATAGTGAGTTGCAAACATTTAGAATGACGGGCGGCGAGCCACTGATGGATAAGAATACATTCAAAATTTTTGATTATGTAAAAAAGAATCCGTCTGACAAGTTACATTTGAGTATTACAAGTAACTGCTGTCCGCCAAAGAATCAATGGCAAAAATTTATCACTGACCTCAAAGAAATTACTGATGTCAATGCCATAGATCATTTTATGTTATATTGTAGTTTAGATACTTGGGGCGAACAAGCAGAATACATTCGAACAGGAATGGACTTTGATGTGTTACATAAAAATGTTATTCAGTACTTAACAGAAAGCGAAAGACATTCACTAACATTTATTGTAACCTGCAATCTTTTATGTCTTCCTAGTTTTCCTAAACTATTTGAAAACATTCTAAAACTAAGACAGACATATAACACAGATCGACAGTTAGTATGGTTTGACACTCCTATGTTACACGATCCAAAGTGGATGAGTATGAAACTTGCATCAAAAGAGATGTTACATCCGCTACTAAATATAATAGAGTTTATGCAAGAAAATAAAGAGACCACTATAAATCGTTATAAGGGATTTAAAGACTACGAGATAGATAAGTTACAGCGACTATATGATTGGGCAGCAGAGCCTATGCAACCAGAAGAAGAAATTCTCCATAAGAAAAACTTCATTGCTCACTTTAGACAGCATGATGAAAGAAGAAATACCAATTTGAAAACAATGTTCCCAGAAATATTGCCATTTATAGAAGAATGTGAGGCCTTGATTGATGAGTAACGAAAACAGTTTATTAGAATATAGGAAAAGAGTAGTTGATGAAATCAGTCCATCATTCTGTGGAGCTAAATGGTTTAACGCTACAATTTGGCTAGGTCACGGTCAAACTGCTTCTTGTCACCATCCACCGTCACATGCAATTGATCTTGAAGAACTCAAGGACAATCCTTCGGCTATTCATAACACCAAGCACAAAAAAGAAATGCGTAAGATGATGCTCCATGGTGTTCGCCCCAACGAATGTGAATACTGTTGGAAAATTGAAGACATGGGCAAAGATCATATCTCTGACCGTGTGATGAAGTCTTTAACCTTTAAGGATGAAGAAAACTTTTCGACTGAAGAAATGGGCTGGGATGCTGATGTCAATCTAAAGACATTAGAGATAAGTTTCGACCGTACATGTAATTTTTCTTGTTCATACTGCAATCCTTCGTTCAGTTCGTCTTGGGTGAAAGATATTAAGAAAAACGGTCCTTATCAAAACATTACAAGTGACGGCAGAGACCATTATGTTTCTACGCACGAGTATTCAGCTAATGCTGCTGCTAAAGAAGAAGATAATCCATATATTCAAGCATTTTGGAAATGGTTCAATAGCGAGTTACAGTACGAGTTAAGAGAACTCAGAATTACTGGCGGAGAACCTTTGATGGCAGCTTCTGTATGGAAACTGTTTGATTGGTTCAGAGATAATCCTGAACGTGCAGAAACTTTAAAGTATGCAATTAATTCTAACTTAGTTCCGAAGAAAGAATTAATGGATAGATTAGTTGCCTCGTCTAAGAGTGTGCCTTTTCTTGACATATACACTAGCCAAGAAGCCACTGGAGCAATTGCTGAATACATTCGTGATGGTCTTGATTATGACCAATGGTTAGCAAATGTTGAACGACTAATTACTGAAGGCAAAGTAAATCAAATCGTTTGTATGTCTACTATTAATAGCTTATGTTTGCCTGGTCTAGTTGACTTCATGGAAACTGCTAGAAAAATTAAAAGAAAGTATGGTAGACAGTATCTTACTACTTCTTTGAATATGCTCAGATTCCCAAGTTTTCAGGCAGTAGCTATCTTGCCTCCTGAAATTAAAACTAAGTATAAGATAGAAATTGAAAACTGGTATAAAGAAATAGTGTCAGTTATGAAAATTGATTTAGACCCATTTGGTATTCAGTTGTATTCAGAATGGGAATTGTCTCAAATCGAAAGACTTATTGACTACTTAGATGTTATCAAAACTCCTCATTCGTTTACTGCAACTACTGACAAGTTATACAATGACTTCAGGCAGTTCTTTTTACAATATGACGAAAGAAGAGGTAAAAACTTTAGAGAAGTATTCCCGAAAGAGTATGTTGATTTTATAGACAGTATTCCAGATCCTACTCCTGATGAATCGAGAGCAAATTTAATTCCTTTGGTACATGTTCAAGATCCAGCTCCAGATCATATGACTGGCGGCGGCTATATAAGCGATGAGTTAAAAAATGGAAAGGAATGACCAGTTATTAAAATTTAAAGAAATAGTTCTTGATCCTATCAGCCCTTCTGTGTGTAGTGCTAAGTGGCTAGAGACTACGATGTGGTTATATGACGGAGTAACTGCGTCTTGTCATCATAACCCTTCTCACAAAATACAACTAGATCCAAATGATCCGTCGTCTTTGCATAATACTGCACAAAAAATAAATGAAAGAAAAGCTATGTTAGCAGGAGAAAAGCCTAGCGGATGTAGTTATTGTTGGAACACAGAAGATAATAATAGTATTAGTGATAGATACAGAAAGTCTCATGCACACAAAACTGCTATGCTTAAAATACCTATGGAATTAGAAAGTGATACTGAATTATCTACCGCCAGTAAAGCGTATCAGAAAAAAGTTTTCACCAGTGTAAATGATGCATCTCCTACACATCTTGAAATTGCTTTTAGCAGAGTGTGCAACTTAGGTTGTATGTATTGTGGTCCATATTTTAGTAATACATGGGCGAACGATATCAGGGTAAACGGTCCATATGAGATCCGAGATAAGAATCATTATGATACAAGATTCGAAGATTGGATGCCTGAAATTAAAGATGAAGAAGACAACCCCTATATAAAAGCATTTTTCCAATGGTGGCCAGAATTAAAAAAGACATTGATGAATTTGAGATTTACAGGCGGTGAACCTTTTTTACATGCAGCGATGTGGAAATTTTTAAAAGAAGCAGTATCTGATCCCATGTATAAGGGAGATATATTAATAAATTCTAATCTGATACACAATAGAAAATTATTAGAAAAGTTTATTGATATTGCAAATATACCAATTATAGGCAGTGAAAACAAATTACGAAAATTTCAAATTCATACTAGTTGTGAAAGTAGTTTAACTGATTCTGAATATATTCGTGATGGGTTTGATGGTAAGGTTTGGCTAGAAAATGTAAATACACTGTTGTCTTCGGTGCCCAATTTAAAAATAACAGTCACTACTGCAATAAATAATATTGCAATTTGGTCATACGATGATTATATTGATACTATAATTGACTTGAGGTTAAAATATGGCAGTCATCGAATCAATCTAAATTCTAACCGAGTATTTCATCCGGTCTATCAACAAATAGCAATGATTGATATCGAGCGGCGAATGAAACTGAAAGATATGCTTATTATTAGCAGAAAAAAATTAAAAGATTCTGGTGTCTCTAATAAATATGATTTCGATCAATTAGATTCTTTGATAAATTATACGGGAGAGCTACATACCTCTTCACATGACTCCGCTGAAGAGAAAGCGTTGATTAAATTTTTAGATGAATATAATATCAGAAGAAATAAAGACGAAACTACACTGTCCGCCGGATATCTAGATTGGATTTATGAACTAAGAGAAAGACATGATAAATAAGCCAGAAAATTTGTGTCTCATACCCTGGCTAGGATTTAGTAATAATCCTAATGGAGTTGCTCAGCCGTGTTGTATCTACAAAGGAAACATAAAAGACGAACTAGGTAATGATTTGTATGTACAAAAAACTGCTGTAAAAGATATTTTTGCTTCTGATTATATGCAAAATTTACGACAGGCATTTCGAGAAAATAAAAAACCTGTTGGTTGTGAAACTTGCTGGAAAGACGAAGCTAATGGGTATCGAAGCAAAAGAATGATATACAGTGAAAATGGTTTCTTTACAGATCCCAACTATGATGGACAGGTGGATTGGAAAGAAGAGCCAGAGTTCCCGCAAGAATATCAAATGATTATAAACAACAGTTGCAACTTGAAATGTAGATCATGTGGACCTAGCCACAGTTCGTTGTGGCAACAAGAAAATGTAAAGTTTGATGGTAATTCTGGTTTTGACATGCCATTCAAGCAAGCAGGTGATAAGCAAGGTGAATTGTGGAATACAAGACATGAATGGTATCCACATTTGCGGCACTTAGAAGTAGTAGGGGGAGAGCCAATGTTTATCAAGCAGTGGCATAAAGTATTTGATGAATTGATTGAATTGGGGCATTCAAAAAACATTACGCTTGACATGAGTTCTAATTGTACTATAATTATACCAGAACTGCTATTAAAATTAAAACGAAATTTTCGCCGAGTTGGTATAGGGTTGAGCGTTGATGGGACAGAAGATATTTATGAATACTTGAGGCATCCTGGTAAGTGGGATGAAGTATATTCTAATATGAAATTTTATAATGATTTTCATGTAGAGAATTGTACCGGAGATCATCAAGTTTTGCTGCATCCATATAATGACAACCTAAACATTCAAGTCACATATACTATTGGCTGGTTGAATGCGTTAGATTTGATCAAAATACACAAATTAGTAAAAAAAGAGTTTCCTAGATTTAAAAAAATATGGAATAATATAATACATTGGCCAGAATTTATGTCAATTAACAATGCGCCAGAAGAATTGAAAATTCTTATATCACACGAATGGGGCAGCTATGATTGGGGCGAATATGAAAATGATATTAATGCAATTGAAGATTTTATGTTTTCTACAGTAACTTCTCCAGAAGAATTTAAAAGACATTATGGTCAATTTGGCACAGTAGATACCAAAAGAAATGAAAATCTTTGGAATGTGATGCCAGAAAAATACAAGCCTCTGTTAGAAAAATATACTCACAATAGAGAAATAATCACTAACTATGAAAAATAAAATAAATTATACAGATAAAGAATGGGATGATATAAAAAATAACGGTGCATATTGTCCAGCACTGTTTAACTCCCTATATCTAAGTCCACAAAGTCAAATAACTAATTGTTGCGTGATGCAAGAGCATGATATGGATTCTGCACCAGTTGTTACTTCAGATCAAAAAGATATACCGGTAGTAGACCTATTAAATCAAGATTACTTCAGGAACGTAAGAAAAGATGCATTAAATGGCATAAAAAATGAGGCATGTAATCATTGTTGGAGATCACAAAAACATACACCGGAAAAAGAATATCGACAGACTTTTATTAAATTTTCTAAAAATTTAGACGAACAGATAAGAAATAGTGTTTATGAAGATTATACTATAGACTTTAATGTTGTCGAAATGGAACATATGGATGTTAGATTCAGCACACTCTGCAACTTATTATGTAGATCGTGTTCTAGTGTATTTAGTAGTTCTTGGTATAAAGAAGACTTGGAATATGATAAAATAACCAGATCCCACGAGAAAAATACAAAATGGAAACATGGACTAGCTTTCAAACCAGGCGCCGCCAGTCTTTCAGTCGAATCTATTATTCCACACTTAGACACAGTGAAAAGACTTTACTTTGCTGGCGGCGAGCCAGTTATGCTAACCGAACATTACGAAATCCTTCAATACCTAATAGACACTGGAAGAACAGATGTTAAGTTGTCCTACAATACTAACTTCAGTAAATTAATTTCCGGAAAAAAAGATATTATACCCTATTGGAAACAGTTTAAAAATATTACGATAGGTGCCAGCCTAGACGGGTCTCACGAGAAGGGTGAGTATATTAGGAAAGGCATTGTTTGGTCTGAAGTAGAAGAAAATATACAAAGATTGAAAAAAGAGTGTCCTCACATATATTTTTATGTGAGCCCCACCGTGAGTATACTAAACGCATATAATATTACGGAATTTCACAGGGAATGGTACGAAAAAGGATATATTAAGATAAACGATTTTAGACTAAATGTATTGTATGGTCCTGAAGCATATTGTTTAGCAAATTTACCCAGAAATCATAAAGATGCTTTAATAAAATTATATACAGAACACATCGAATGGATTTTTAAAACTTCACCAGAAACCAAGCTAATGAATTCTACTAGTCATGATATTATGACAGTATCTGACTATAATAGATTGATAAAATTTATTGACGAAACGCCAGCAAGTCCCGATTGGAAAGATAGTTGGTTTAAACATTTCTGGACAGATAAAAATAGAAAAGAAAACTTTTTTGAAATATTGCCCGAATACGAAGACTTGAAGCCCATGTTAATAGACAATTTAAAGGATAAACATTTTGACATCTCGAAAGAAATTCTTATAGAAGTGAAAAACATATATGAAAGCTAATCTAATATCAAAAGATTTTGCAGTGTGGGAAATAGAAGAATTCGATTTACCAGAAGTTTCTTTCGAAGACGGCGAAGTGTACGAACAAGGAGCTAATGATCCTCGATTAAGAAACACTGTACATATACCTGATGCTGATGAAAGTAATTCGTTTTATTCTGTGTGGAATAAACATACAGATTTACTAGAGAAACAAATAAAAAAAGATAGCATTAATAATTTAACTGTTTGGCAAATGTGGATCAATGAAGTAGAAAATTTTAAATGGGGCGACTCTGGTACAGTGAGAATCCTTTCAGACTCCCCAGGATTTAATATGCAATATCATGTTGATAACCGCTTAATTTTTGGAGTGCTTCTTATCAATCTTATTGACAACACCGATTCTACTGTATTTGAAAATGGATACGTGGCGCCTTCAAAAAAAGGCACAGGAATATTCATGATGAATAATAATGATTATCATAAAATAGATGTTACTTCAGATAGACTTATAGGATATCAAACATTAGCTGTAAATAAGTGCCTAGTATGAATATAGTAATAATAGGTCCTGGCAATGATGAGAACAGGTTTGGACGACAATTTGTAAATTTAGCAAAAAAAGATTTACATACGGTACACGAATTCTCATTTAGGACTATAAATGAATCGCCCCAAGAAATTGCTATTAGATTCAAAGAATTTATTTCAGAAATAGATACAATTAATGTCATGTTGTATAATGTTATGGCAGGGCATTATCCCGGTAACATATCAAATTTCGAACATACACATCCAGTTAATTTTGAAGAATGGAATGACACATTTATATGTAATGTTTCTTTGCCACATATGTTCTCTTTATCCTGCTTATCTAAAATGAATGAATCTTCTAGTATTATTTTTATGACTTCTACTGGATCTTATATGCCGCCCAAAGATTTAAATCTTTCGAAATATGCTGGCTATTTTGGATCTAAATCGGCACAAAATCATTTGATGTGGGCTTTATCGGATCACAACGACAAAAAAAGTACAGTGTGTTCTATTGCTCCTCATTTCCCGTATGAAGATAAGGTAATATCAAATAAAGTAATTTCGTCAACATATAATAAGATAATAAACATAACAAGTGCAGATAGTGGTAAAATATTTGCGTGTTGCCCACCCTTGGGCAATATTTTCGTAGAGGAATTAAGAAAATGACATTAGATAATGAAAGATTTTTTATTGAATTTTCAGATGGTGATAATCGATGGGATCCATTTGTTTTATATTTCAATGTAGCACAAAATAATATAACTGCATTTTGGAAAGAATGTTTTATTAAAAATTATATGGGATCAACAGAAGAAAATGATAATCCTCATTTACTAGACAAGCGATACATGCAAAGAGGATACACTGAAATATCTAGAAATATTGAAGTTGCATGTATAGAAATGAATTATGCCATTAACATCATCAACACAAATTTAAATCCGGTAGGATATCCATTCATCGACTTAGAATTTACTCCTGAAAAAGTGAAAAATAAAGATATATATCGTGACCTTATGAATCAAATACATCACCAGTTCGAACTTTTAATTGGACAGGTATGGAATTTGAGTGATTGGTATTTAGATGCTGATGAAAAAACTCGCTGGGCAATTCACCAAATAAACAATTATTGTCACGAAATAGAGTCGTATGTAGATGCTGAAAGTGATCTTGATGAAGGATTGGTTTATGGTCAAACCGGATTAAATTTTTGTTGCAACCAAAACCGAGATGGCATCAAACGACAAGGCTTTGAGTATTTTGATTTAAGAGAAGAACATCTTGGAGATTTTATGCCCCAAGATCATGGATGGGGAGTAATGATTCCATATTACAGCCAATTAGGCAAAACTCCTAGAGAAGCTTTTATGGACAACGATGAACATATTGATAAGAATAATATAACAGCTACTAGATATATGACAGGTGAAATAAACATTAGCTTGGCTGGTCCAGGTGTGGGACAAGGAATTATCACACCTGTACCTCTAGAAGGCGAGGAAATGATATTTAAAGAATGGCTAGAATCTAAAGGCTGGGATTATCATGATCCTTCTCTATGTATAGGCACGGCAATTATGGGACAGGTAGATTTTTCATTGTATCCAGGATCAACGTGGAAAGATTTAGACTCTCTAGTAAAAAGATGTGATAATATAACTGAAATCGGGTTTGTTGATGAAAATATGAATAAAGTATTAAGTCAAAGATACGATTATACCTGGCAAGAGCAATATCAAGCTGAATTAGATTACTTTGGTCTAACAAATCCTCACTCACCAGAATAACATTATGAAAGATACTTTTTGCGTATTGCCATATATACATGCAGTGTATAATCCATATGATTCTTCTAAAGAAGACTGTAGTGTACTTCCTTGTTGCAGATATGACTTTATGCATGAAACAGAGAATTCCGTTTCTCATGAGCCTATAAAAAATTCTGAAATATTTCAAAGATTGCAAACAGAGCTTAGTAGTGGAGTGCAGTCTAAAGGATGCTGGCGGTGCTGGAAAGATGAATCTATAGGCATCCGGAGTTATAGGCAAGCAAATAATGAAACTTTTTCTGATGTAATTGAATCGGGTGAATATGCTGAAAAACAATTAAGATTTTTAGAAATCGTTCCTAGTAATGCATGTAACTTAGCGTGTTTGTCTTGCAACTCTGTTCTTTCTAGCAAATGGGTTCCTATTGATAACTTCATAGCTTCTGACAAAAAGAAGAACACTATTGAATTCACAGATTGGCGAACTCTTGATTTGTCCGGATTAACATATCTAAAGTTGATGGGCGGCGAGCCAATGTTTCTCAAGGACAATTTAGCGTTGTTGCAGCATCTATCAGTCAATGGTATGCTGAAGAATATTGACTTGCTTGTCATCACTAATTTAATGAATCCGCTAACTGAGAAGTGGAAGGACTTGTTTTCAGAATGTAAATCAGTTATGATGTGTGTTAGTATAGATGCAATAGGGCCTCTTAATGAATATATTCGTGCAGATTCTAAATGGGACAGAGTGGAGAGCAACTTACAAGCTATGTTGGAGTTTTCAAAAAATATTGATATGCAAGTTTTTGTCAATACTGTTATTAGTATCTACAACGTAAACAAGTCCTTGGAAATTGAAAATTATTTTAAAGATATAAATGTACAAGCATCACAAGACCTTACTAGTTATCCTTTACATATTGATTCTAAGAGATTGCCTACTAAAATAAAAAAACAGCTTTTGGATTCGAACTGTCTTTCAAAAACAGTAATAGATAATTTAAATTTTGTTGATCAAAAAGATGGATTGATAGAAGAGTTTTTTCAGCATACTGACGTATTAGATAAATATCATAAACGAAAGTTCGAAGATTACAACCCAGAGATGGCTAGACTACTGAGAGAAATAAATGAGTGACTCCTCAAGCTGGACAGGTCCAGATAGATATTTTAAGAAAGACAATAAAACTTTTTGTGTCTTACCTTTTGTACATATACATGTAGATACTGACGGTATATACAAGCCTTGTTGTGTAAGTCCTCGTGGATTGTCGCAGGCAGAGGGGCACATGGGTGATGTCACTAAAATTCCTGTCGAAGAGATATTTAACAGCGATGAGATGAAAAAATTTAGACTTGATGTTTTGAATGGAGTTTCTAGACCAGACATATGTGACACTTGTTATCAAGGAGACGCAGGCGGCTTTAGCACATACAGAACAGGACAAAACGAAAACTTAAATGATTTGATTGAGTCTAGTATAGAAGCTATGGAGGCCGACGGATATTTAGAACCTAAACTAAAAAGTTGGGACATTCGTTACAGTAATCTATGTAATTTAAAATGCAGAACATGTGGCGATCCTTACAGCACTACTTGGTCAAAGGAAGAAGAGAACTTTAATGGCGGTACTTACACTGAATTGAAAGCATTTGAAGAAGGCAAAGATCCTTTAGAGAATCAATATGAAAATGTAGAAAAGATATACTTTGCAGGCGGTGAGCCTATGATTATGCCCGAGCATTATGCAGCATTAACTAAGCTGATTGACATGGATCGTGCTAAAGAGATTCAATTATATTATAACAGCAACATGACTAAACTAAATTACAATAAACATTATATGCCTGATTATTGGAAAGAGTTCAAAGAGGTGCGAATCGGATTAAGTATAGATCATTACGGAGATAGGGCTAACTACATACGAAACGGGTCTGTCAAATGGAATAAAATTGAAACTAATATAAGGACATTGAAAGGATACCCTAATTTAAAATATTGGATTCAACCTACCATTAGTCTAATGAATGTGTATACCTTGACAGATATGCACAAATATTTTTTTGAAAACAATTTAATACCTGATGTAAATAGTATAATGTTTAATATATTATACAATCCTCAACACTGGTCTGTTAAAATATTACCGAGAAATATTAAAAACGACATACAAGAAAAGATTCGTGTTCACGTTGAGTGGTTCACAGAAAACGGTGGGGCTCCCCCTGCTATAGAACAGTTTATTACTCTATCAAAGTATCTTGACGAATCTTTTGAACTAGAACAAGAAAATAGATTCATCAGAGATTTTATCTTTAGGACTAATCAACTAGATTCATTTAGAAACGAGTCCTTTCCAGAGACCTTTCCTGAATACAGAGAATGGTGGGAAGAAATATCAAAAGATATTATAGCGGTGTCTAATATATGAAGTACTATGTATATTCTCCTTTGGGAAGAACCGGAAGCATCAGGGTGTTGCATTATATTAATAGTAGAGATAGAGCATTGGCTATTTCCAAATCTTTTCATTCACATCACGATGAAAAATATGGCGCACATGTTTTCAGAATCAAGAAATCTCAATCCGAAATTGTGGAGAAAGAAGAAAAATTAGATTACACCGTTGTTGATAATGTTAAACACTGGATTTTTCCTAAAGAGTTATCTGACTTAGTTCCAGACAGTGTAGCAATGCATTCTCATACATGTATGTGGGCAAAAGACAATGATTGGACACATATTTTAACTACTCGCAAAGATAAAACAGAACTTGCAATGAGTCTTATGATAGCTGACAGATCAGGGGATTGGTTAGCTATCCCTAATGATAAAAAAAGTGACATAAAACCTTTTAAATTGGATACTCGCCATTATCTCTTTTGTCTTAAACTGTGTGAAGGAAGAGAGCAAGCTTTTTTAAAAGGAGTAAAAAAGGATACAGGTAAAGATCCTATTATAATATATTTAGAAGATACTCGTAAAGAAATAGAAGAAAAGTTAGGAATGAAAATAGCTGAAAAATCATTCATGGAAAGAGAAAAACATATTAGTTCACGAAGACCCAAAGATTATATCCTTAATTATGACGAACTAAAAGAAGTGTATGATGACTTCATAGAAAACAAGGAATATTATATGAGTATTCCTTTTAAGGATTTATATTAACGAATACTTTAACGTAAACAAAGGATTTTCAGAATAAGTACAAGGTTAAAGTCGTAAGTTAAATAAATAGATGTATGGGAGACATAATACAGTTTAAGACAAAAGAGATAATCGAGACTGAAGATAAAATCATCGGGCACCGTATTTCTTTTTACACAGAAGAAGAGCTAGACATTACGCTTATAGCTTTGAATGTCTATGGCTTTGAAGAAGTCAGATTTTCACGCACGAACCTGAAAGACCTAGACCCACTTTACATAAAAAGATGTTTGATTAAGATGAGAGGTTCTAGTCTTATTTCAACACTAGGATTTAAAGTGATAAATATCATTATCACAAACATTGAAGAAGTAACGGAGAATGATTATGCCGATGAAGTTTAAACCATCCACATATAAAAGAGTAGGCGGTATCAAAAAAGGTACACATACTTACATGTCAGGCGCATCTAATGCAGCACTACAAGAAGCTGCTCATGCAAATCTAACAACGCCTAAGATGAGAGACAAGATCATGAAAGAACTTGTCAGGAGAGGCGTGCTTTAATGCCAACATACAATTTTGAGAATACTGAGACTGGTGAGATCACTCAGGAGATTATGAAAATCTCTGAGCGTGATGAATTTTTAGAAAACAATCCACAACTCAAATCTGTCATGTTAAGCGCACCTGGTACGGTCAAAGGCACTGGCGACAGAACAAAAACACCCGGAGGCTTTAAAGAAGTCTTATCAAAAATATCAGAAGCAAATCCGACTAGTGCATTGGCGTCAGACTTTGGTCACAAAGACCACAAGTCAGTTACTACTCGGAATATAGTCCAAAAACACAGAGAAAAAGCAGGAGGTAGTATTTCAGAGTAAGTTTTATATTATGGTTCTTTAACTTTAACCCAACATAGGATATTTCTATGCCAAAGAAGAATCTTCAGTTAGTACAAAACGAAAAAAATGAAAGACGTCCATCTAATAGTCTCAAGATTACACTTGACGATATGATTACAATTTCAGCAAAGACCGAAAATCAAGGCCAGTTTATGTCCCAATACAGACATAACCCGGCCTTTTTGTTGCACGGCTGCGCTGGAACGGGGAAGACTTTCATTGCCTTATATCGTGCGTTAGAAGAAGTTCTAGATAAACAAAACGGTTATGGAAAAGTAGTTATTGTACGATCCGCAGTACCAAGTAGAGACATTGGACACTTACCAGGAAGCGAAGAGGAGAAGACAGAAGTATACAGTGCGCCTTATCAATCTATGTGCGAGGAGTTTTTCCCCACAAAAGATAAGCCGTATAAAAGATTAGCAGAACAAAAACATTTGGAGTTTATGTGTACTTCATATGTTAGAGGCATTACATTGGATCATGCTATTGTTATCGTTGACGAGTGTCAGAACTTGAACGACATGGAACTCAATAGTATCATGACACGAGTAGGCGTTAATACAAAGATCATATTTTGCGGAGACTTCCGGCAAACAGACTTGTCTAAACGCTATGATATGTCAGGTATGAGGCAGTTTATGCTCACAACCGAAGCCATGCCATCATTCTGTTCAGTTGAGTTTGGACCCGATGATATTGTCAGATCCGAGCTAGTCAGGGAGTATATCTTGGCCAGAATGCAGTATGAGGACGACTATAGCGTAAGTGCTTGATTTGACTCAATAAAAAACTGTGAGGAAATCAAGTACTTACAATTATTTTAGAACCTCTAAGGAAATCAAGTACTTGGAGGTTTTTTTATGCTTGACATTCTCACCTACTTTTGTTATAATAGTTTTACAGAATGAGAAAAGAGAGGGAAAAAGTTATGTGGAATCTTGAAGGCATGCAAGTTTGGGGTAGTTATCTAGACTCAGTGGAAGTTTCTGGTAGAGTCACGCTTAGTCGTGTAGCATATGGCGGCAGCGTTCAGCATCACATTAAACTCGATAAAGGGCTTTCTATTGCTGAAGGTAGAGTAACTCGACCTGCGGGTGATGTTATAATCATCGAACACAAACACATTACAAGGGTGAAAGACTAATGATTGTAGTTTCAAATCAATATTACTCTGCCAGGTTTTCGTGTATGCAGGAAGTACTTGACTTTTTTGGTGAAGAAGTATATAATAGTCTTCTAAACAACAATCACTCAGAGCTGAGTATGAGTTATATAACACCTGCATAATGGCAAAAAAAGAACGATACAAATTTCCTAATCCTACTGACCCGACGGCAGAACTTATTAAGCGGCGCCGATTACAGATTCTTATACATTCTTGTATCTATTATGTCCTCGATACAACTATTATAGCTGATGACAAGTTTGATAATTGGGCGCTAGAATTAGAAAAATTGCTGAAAGATAATCCCGGTCTATATAGTGATAGATTTGATTTTGCGTTTGAAAAATGGGATAGCGCATCTGGTTTTGATTTACCCCTACGAGACCCCTGGGTGTTGTCAACTGCCCAACGGATGATTTAATATAATGATAGATAAAATATTTATACCTACTGTTAATCGTGTTGACAATCAGATTACTTATGACAATTTGCCAGATGCATTGAAGTCAAAAGTAACTATGGTTGTTCAGGCATGGGAAAGAGAAAAATATGATTATGATTGTGATTATTTGATTCTTCCTGATAATGATGAATATCATTTCAGCCACTACTATTGCATATCAAAAACTAGAAAGTTTATATATGAAGCTGGACAAGATATCAAGTACGCCGTTTTAGATGACGATTTGTTATTTGGCAGAAGAAATTCCAAGTACTGGACTGGCATTTCTAACATGAAAAAGTCAAAGAGAAAGTCTACTGAACAAGATGTGATTGATATGTTTGCAATGTACAGTGATTGGTTAGACGAAGAAAATACCACAATTTGTGGATGCTCTCATTCAGAGAACCCACCAGGCAACAAAGCCTTTTCACGAAATAGTTCTTTGGGCAGCGCATTATGGATAAACGGCAAAGACTTTAAAGACGAATTATCAGAACTTGATTTGACATCTGTTAAAGTTATGGAAGATACTTATTTTCTGTTGCAGCTATTGAGTAGAGGATACGGAAATAAAGTTAGTGAAGAATTTATTTTTTTCAATCAAAGTGTTCATAAAAAAAGCATAGCGTCAACAATATGGGATCAGCAAACTTTTGAAAATACACTAAAGGATCATCAAATTGTTGAGAAAGCTTTTCCAGGAATATTTACAATACTGTATGATGAAAATGGTGAGCGAGTACAGGGTGGTTTCAGAGATTACGGCAAAGTAAGGGTGCAGTGGAGTAAAGCTTACAATAAAAAAGTAGAGTCTTTAGAACACCTATTTATTTAATAAATATATGCACCCTTAGCTCAACGGATAGAGCAACGCCCTTCTAAGGCGTAGGTTGATGGTTCGAATCCATCAGGGTGTACCAAATTTAGGAATATTATGAAAAAGTTTACACACATTGAAGCACCAAAATTACCATCACTGTCTCGCAAGAATATAGACGGCAAGAGAGTATATGTAAACGATGATGGTAATAAATATCCATCTGTCACCTCAGTTCTTTCCGTTCGTGGCAAGAAAGGTATTTTTGAATGGCGACAACGAGTAGGTGCTGAAGAAGCAAACAGAATTTCAAACAAGGCATCAACTAGAGGCACTAGAGTTCATAAACTGTGCGAAGATTATCTGCTTAACAAAGAACTTCCTGAGCTGTCACCCCTAGATTTAGATACATGGAAAAAGTTTAGACCCATTGTCGAGAGAATAGATAATATTCACTATGTAGAACCATTTTTATACAGCAATCATCTTGGAATGGCTGGACAATGTGACTGCATCGCTGAGTTTGACGGCAAACTCTCTGTGATAGATTTCAAGACTTCTCGCAGACTAAAGAGACATGAAGGCATATCTGGATACTTTGCACAGTGTGCCGCATATGCTGTAATGTACGAAGAGCTAACTGGAATCGCTATAAATAGAACAGTTATACTTATTGCAGTAGATGGAGAAGAGCCTCAAATATTCATTGAGAAGCGAGATAATTACACTGATTATTTGTTAGAAAGTAAGAGAATGTTTTTAAACGGTGAGTACGATTAGGAGAAAGACATGAAAATTTTAGTTTTAATTGCAGCACTAGTACCATCCCTTGCGCTTGCTCAGATTGAAATTGTTTCTGAAAAGCCTAAATATGTTATGGTCACCCAACAAGAGTGTGAGACACGAGAAGTGTATGTCGAAAACTCACTCGGCAGTTCTATCGTAGGCGGTGTCATCGGAGCAGCTATCGGCAATGAGATTGGTGGTGGTTCTGGAAGAAAGATCGCTACTGTGGTCGGCGCTATCACAGGAGCTAATGTTGGTAGAACACGAGCCCAAAACAAAGGAAGAATGGAATATCGTAATGTTTGTCGTGATGTACAAGTACAAGTACAGCGTGGCAAGTATATCACAATGCGCTACGAAGGAAAGTTACACACAATCCTAGTAGATTAGAATTCGATGAAGCATGTAATAGGAAGTTTGGACAGGGGTGCAACTCCCCTCGCCTCCACCAATAAGCATCTTCCGTCCTCACTGAGGAAAGTAGATGGTAACAACCAGATTAGAGGGTGCTTATTAATGGGGGCGTTTTAGATTCGACAGGCAACTGAAAGCATGTGGAGAATAGGTGCGGGAGCTACCTTAAATGCAACGAACTTAATAAATGCCAACGATGAAGCATTTGCTCTAGCCGCATAGGCTAGATGAGGTATGGGCACCACCTTATAATCAAAAGGGCCCAAACTAAAGGAAGACAATCATGTACATAGTAGAAGATACGCTTGCTATGTTAGTCGCAGTAGTTACACTAACAGCAGTAAGTATGTTCGCTTATAATGAAAGTGATGACACCCCAATAGATGCAGTAGAAGTAACACAGACAGTTGAAATCATTCCTTCTTGGTATGACTTTGCACACGAAGAGACTGAATGCTTGGCAACAAACATTTATTTTGAGGCTCGTGGCGAATCATACGAGGGTCAAAAAGCAGTAGCGTTTGTCACACTAAATAGAGTAGATAGTAACAAGTTTCCGAATGATATCTGTTCAGTTGTGTATCAAGCAAAACATTCAGATTGGTGGGCTGAACACAAAGATCGTTTAGTTCCTATTCGCAATAAATGTCAGTTCAGTTGGTACTGTGACGGCAAGTCAGACAGAATACGAAACTCTTCTGATTACCAAAGATTATATACTCTTGCTGCTGAAGTTATTACAGGCAGACACGAAGACAATACAGAGGGTGCGCTTTGGTATCATGCAAACTATGTCAGACCAGACTGGCGACTCGCATACGCTAAAACAGTAGATATTGATGACCATATCTTTTACAAATAAGTTGACACTGGCTCATAATACTGTATAATATAATATATGAATGAAGAAAATATAAACGCAAGAATAGTAGTCACAGGTGGATGTGGATTCATAGGATCTCACCTCGTGTACCGGCTTGCTGAAATTGGATTTGAAGTCACTGTTGTAGACGATATGCGACAAGGAGATTATGTATTTGATCTTCCGACTGTTAGATATATATTTGAAGATGTTTCTAAATGTAATCTTACCGAGATAATAAACAGACCGCTTGCTATCATACATCTAGCAAACAGTCCTAGAGTTCGTAGGTCACTTGAAGAGCCAAGAGATACTATTGACAATAACATTACTACAACTACTGCGGTATGTGATTGGGCAAGACACTGGCAGACATTTTTGTTCTTTGCCACTTCTTCTAGCACACAGTATAAAGATTCGGTAAATCCTTACACATGGAGCAAAGCAGCGTGTGAAGGTATCTTAGATTTGTATGAAGAACTTTATAATTTAAAGTTTACGAAAATGTTCTTCTACAATGTTTATGGACCAGGAGAAGCAGACTATGGTCCATACAGTACAGTAATAAGAAAGTTTAAGAAAGATTATTTGGCGGGTGAATCTCTTACCATTTTCGGTAACGGAAGTAAAGAAAGAGATTTCACTCATGTAGACGATGTTGTACAAGGCATATTGCAACTGCTAGTAGACGAGAGACACTCAAAGGAAGTACATTTCGGCAAAGGTGATCCCAAGTCTATAGTATCAATTGCTCAAGCATTCAACACTCCAATCGTTCACAGTTTTGATAAACCGGGTGAAGCACAGACTACTATCTGTAAAACACCTTATATAGAATGTCCTAATGATGTATTCTCATATATTGAGAATTGGTTGACGGAGAACACGATTGACAATTAGAGTAGTGGTAAACGAATTTATGGCTAACCCAGAAAAACTTACAGATGTTTTTATCATCACAAAAAAATTCAACACGGCGAGTGAGTTTTCACAGCATATTGAACGCAAAGCAATTCATACGAAATCGTCCTGCATTGACGTTCTTATTGAATATTGTACAAAAAATGATGTTGAAATTGAAAGTGCCAATAAGTTAATTAGTACCAGTCTCAAAGAAAAGATACAAGCAGAAGCACAAGAACTCAATCTTCTCAAGGTGAAATCTAATAAACTACCTTTTTAATATGGAACCATTTGAAGTTTTTAGAATATATCTGTCTTTAAAGTTGCATTTTACAACTAAAGATTATGATATCACTCAAACGAAAGGCGCTGTTAGAGCCAAGAAGGAAACTTTTTTAAAAAGAAAAGACCTTACCTCTATCCGCAAATTGGCGAGAGACTATACTAAAAAACAAATTATAGACATTCTTGTTGCCAATTTTTCACAGGGTGACAGATGGGGTGGAATATTTGATTCATCTTGTCTAGAAACTTACAAAAAGTGGTTGACAAACAAGCGCAAAATGTTGTATAATTTTAATAATGATCTTGATTTAATTCTTACAAGAATGGAAAAAGAAGAAATCAAATCAGCAATATTAGAAGGCACACATCCTTTAATTTTTAGAATGTATATGGGTCGTGAAATAAGTTTAGACAGTATAGTAATGCTAGAAAAGCTTAGGCCTTTTGTTGAAGAATATTATGATGATTTCGTCTTACAGGATATATGTCTTCTGGCATTAAAGTACAAACCCTTTATCAAATTTGATAAAGATAAAATTAACGCTAAACACATGGAGCAACTAAATTTAGTTTACGGCGATGAGTAAATCAAATAAGTTTAGACCGCAAGAAAAACGCATCAAGCGTATCGAGAAACGCCCTGAAAAGAAAATTGACAGGGAATTAAAGAATATAAATAAACTGGATACATCAAAGATAGACGATGTATTTGAAGATTTATATACGAAGTAATACAACGCAATATAACGCTATACAAACTATACAACGCATACTAGGAGAAACAATATGTCGTTCAATTCTTTATCTGATCTACGCAAGGCCCGTGGTAACTTCGATTCACTCATGAAAGAAGTTGAAAAACTTGATTCACCTCAGCAAAACAATCGAGGCGATGATCGAGAATGGAAAGCTACGGTAGACCAAGCAGGTAATGGCTATGCTGTTATTCGCTTTCTTCCAGCACCACAAGGCGAAGATATGCCTTGGGCGCAACTTTGGAATCACGGATTTCAAGGACCATCTGGTAAGTGGTACATCGAAAACTCACTTACTACACTCAAGCAAACTGACCCTGTATCAGAACTCAATTCAGAGCTTTGGAACAGCGGCGTAGAAGCTAACAAAGAAGTTGCTCGCAAGCAGAAGCGCCGACTATCATATTACGCTAACATTCTTGTAGTAGAAGATTCTGGTAATCCTTCTAACAACGGCAAAGTGTTCTTGTACAAGTTTGGCAAGAAAATCTTTGACAAAATCAAAGACGCTATGCAGCCCGAGTTTCAAGACGAGAATCCAATGAATCCTTTTGACTTCTGGGATGGTGCTAACTTCAAGCTGAAGATTCGTCAAGTTGAAGGCTATCGCAACTATGACAAGTCTGAGTTCTCGGCAGTTAGTCCTGTATCTGACTCTGATGAAGAGATTGAAGCAATCTGGAACAAGCAGCATTCACTTGCTGAAATCATTGCTCCTTCTAACTTCAAGTCGTATGATGAACTGAAAAAGAAGCTAGATTTTGTTCTTGGATCAGCATCACGAGTAGGCACAGCAGAAAGCATTTCAGCTACTACTGGCGACTTGGCAGACGATGCGTTTCTAAAGGATGTTACGACAGCGGTTGAAAGCAGACAACAAACTGCTGCTGCTGTAGTAGATGATACAGATGATACAGATGACACCATGTCATACTTTGCTAAACTAGCGCAAGATGACTAGTCAATAGTCTGTAATAGAAAAAGGGGCTTTGCCCCTTTTTTGTTATCTAGTTCCATTCGATTTGAATTGTGACAACGAATTGCTGTTTTCTCTACTTGAAGAAGGATTTACGAGTATTGGTTGTTGACTTCCTCCGCCTCCTCCACTCGTATTGTTATTTGTAGTATTGTAAATGTTTGTAATATTATTTGTGGTAACACTGCCAGCAGCATCAGTCATATTTGCAACAGCATCCGCAGTTGGTGTAACCGAAACTTGCGCTTCCTGTGAGTTTGGCATAATTTCAGCTGAGGTTTGATTTACAGGAGGCTTTTCTGTGACTCCAAATCTAGATTCATCAGCTTGATTGAGAACCAAATTTTGTCCACTTGAAGAAACAGTAGTAGAAGCTTCACCGCTATCTAACTGGCTAAGTCTTTCTATTACTCTGTTAGTATCTTTTTCTGATAAATCCTCGTCAGCGAGTATGGCATTGAGTTGAGCAGTATCAGTAGTTTGCTTTAGAATTTCAGGATCAATCTCACTGTCGCCTACCCAGTCTTTATCGTAAAGGCCACTTTCTATTGCAGCGTCTAATGCAGCTTCACCTGATGTAGTAGTAGCGGCGTCTCCTATAGCTTCACCAGCAGCAGATCCACCAAAATAACCAAGTGTACCGCCTATAGCTCCCCCCAAGAAACCACCAATTGCTGCACCTGGCGCAGCACCAACTCCAAAGAATAATGATCCTATTGCCGCTCCTGCAGTTGCACCATAACTAGCCCCGACTCCTCCCGCTGCTATAGCTCCTGCTGTTCCTCCAGTTGCACTCGTTACTGCTTCTACCTTTCCCGCAGTCTCGTCTTGTTCAGTGAACGCCTGTCCAGTCTCTTTATTCATAGCACCAGATTCAACTAACTGATCTGCGTCTTTGTAACCAGTGTAGGCGTCATATGCGCCCATTCCTACTGTCAAAGGAATTGCTGCTCTACTTAGAAATCTACCTGTGCCACCAAGGACTTTACTAGCAATACTAGTGCCACGAACAGCATCGTCAGCTACGTTTGTTCCAGCTCTTGCAACATCGTCAGCTACGTTAGTAAAAGCATCTTTCGGAGATACTATTTGGCCGTTACTAGCATTATACGGGGCGCCTGCACTGTTTAATTTAAACCCAGGCTTTAGAGTAGGTTTGACTGAAGCAGGATTGACAGGAACATCATCTGCAAATCCTAATGCGCTTTTAATTCTGCTGAATCTACTTGGCTTAGTATTGGTGGGCGGTCTAGTACTTCTAGGTACTCCACCACGTAAATTAGTACTACCAGGAAGTAAAGGTGGAAATCCAAAACCACCACTACTATTGTCTGACATTTTTTTTAGTTCTGCTAGAATTTCCTCAAGAAGTTCTACTTTTTTATTATCTAGGGATTCTCTATCAATACCAGAAACAAACGTATTACCTCCTTCTGCATTCTTTTCAATTGTTGATGGAGTATCGCTTTCTGTTGTAATTCCAAGTTGTTCTACCGTATTAAGCATCCCATTGGATTGGTTTATATTCTCACGTTCAGCTTCTACATCTTCTCTTTGCTTCTTTATGACATCATCCGCAGAAGGTTTTAGGCCAAACATTTTTTCCATAGTAAATGCTTGTTTGAACGAATCCTTGAATCCAAGACCCTCGTCTGTTTTCATCATTTTTCGCCAAGCGGTACCACCTACACTTCCTCGACCCACATCGCTGGCTAAAGTCTTTTGAGCTTTATCTAAGCCAAATTTTTCTACTAGTTCATCACCTTGATCGCCGGCAGCACTTCTTATTCTTTCTACTTGTTTTATTAAGTCTTTGATTGCAGCTACGCTTGCTTTGCCTGTTTTTTGCTGCGCCGCTGCCATTTTTGTCATGAGAGAAGCTAATTCTTTCTTTGTTTCATCGCCCTGGTTTTCAATTATGTCTTGTATATCTTTTGTATTTTCGCCTAAGCTTTTAGCAATATCAGAAGAGACCTGAGAAATTTTATTTGTCTTTATTCCTTCTGGCTTGCCCACATTCATTGCCGATCTAATATTAGTACTAAGTAACTTTGCACCATCACTAGTAAAGCGACCATCTGTCATGTCTCTTACTGACCCGCCGTCGAAACTTGGATCTAGTAAATTTTTAGATACTCTAAGCATTATTGATTACTCTTTTGTTTGTCCGCTTTTTTCTTTAAATGTGTTATTAGCATACCAACATAAACCTCTCTTTCCCAAGGCATCATATTTTCTAACTCGGTTAAACTGTAATGATGTTCTTGCATTAACAAAAAATTCGTTTTGTAATAATTTTCCATCGAATCTTGAGAAAGAGTTAGCCGAAAAAATGTTCGTACCCATTTATCACAGTAGTATTTTTAGTATCACATTCTGTGCAGGTATAGTCAACTTTATGAATCAACGATGGAATATTTTGAAAGAATTTGGCAGCTTCTTCGAGTACACTTATTGGTAAACTGTCAATAAATTCAATCATTTCTTCTATTGTTTCTTCTTCTGGCTTTATAATTTCTTCTCCTTGATATACATAATCAATGGAATTTAATAATATTTCTATGTCCGTCAGTTCTTTTTCATTCATTTGAACTTCGGCAGAAGGATACTTTAACATAATTCCTGTATCTTCACTCAACTCTATTTTTTGTTCTACAATTTCTGGATCACCGATCACTTGAAATTCAGTTAGGTCCATGTCATAGTTTATTTGACCTTCACATTTACCACAACTCAATATAAAAGACTGAATATTTCCTACAGACTTTGACCTCAGCTGCAAAAATATCCATTGTAGCTGATACATTGCAAGACTTTTCGCCTCTATCTTTCCCAGAGAACAATTTTCTACAACTTGACAACAAGCAGAATACATATCTGCTGTTTCTTCGGACGCTGTAGCAAGAGTTAATATTTTATTTTCTTTTACAAGAAAAGGTCTAAATTTAATTTTCCCTTTTATTCCGGGTACATCTAATTCAAAAGTTGGTACATCAATTACAGGTAATGCCATTATATTCTCCAATAGTATAATATATTATTTTGTTTTGAAAAAATCACTCTTGCCAGACAATGCGTCCAACCAAGATCTAGCTTTTGCTTTATCTGAAAACTCAAAATCTGGCAGTCTTCGTTCTTCAAGTGGGGCTTCTTCTACTTCATATGGATCAATTCCCACTTCATCGTAAATTCTTACCCATTTTTTAGCAGAAAAAGAAATTGACATTCTCATGAGTCCTTGGTTACTCCAAGAAACTGGTGTCAAGTTGATTAGTTTAGGTGTTGCATCAATTAATTTCCATGCAGCTAGAACATCATCTTTGGTGCTTAGTGATTTTATAGTAATATCTGCCACATAGTCAGTATAATATCTGACCTCTTTACTATTTGGATTCGCAGCAAGTGAGATCCAATCTTCAAACAATTCTCTACCAGAAAACAATTCATCCACTAAGAAGGTAAACGACATTTCTGTTGTTAAAAATTCTATGTTCTGAGTTCTATATTCTGTCCACGCACCGATCTTTATGGGCAAGTTAGTTGCTGCAAGACCAGGTATTTGAGCCTCTTCACAGTACATGCTTATCGTTCGCATAAAATCTGGTGAAGTACCTATCAACGGCGGCGGTAAATTGAATACGACCTCAAATCTATCAGACCGCGGAGTGTGTTGAGTTCTTATCTGTGTTAAGAAATTTTCGTATTTGGTTTGTGACTTAGCCATCTATTATATCTCTACTCTCTCGCCAAACTTGTTGGTTCGAGGCTCCTTGGAAGTTTTGTGTTGGCAAAAATATAGATGCTTTCCAATGTTCTGGGTCTACTTTTAAGAATCTACTGTTTACTTGGCTGTACAGATATTTTTTTATTGTTGGCTGCACACCAGGAAACTTACTGAAAGATTTTAGCATACTCCACTTAACTTCGATCTTGCTTTTATCTGTCAGTTGCTTGTCGGTATAATTCAACAATTCGCCTAGAAGCTTTGCTCTAAGCAGCGGCGGAAGATAATGTAAATTGAGTCCTACAAATCCACCAGGGATATCATCAAATGGCAAACACAGCGGGAATTGATCCCAGTACGGTAACGTGTCTTTATGTTTGGGATCATACACATACATGTACAGATTACCAGGCTCTAACCGATTAGTGAATTCACCAATGTCCGAACGAGATGCATCACCAAAACTTCTGATGTTGCCTGCAACTTTACGGACAGCATCTTGATACCAGCGAAAAGATCGATCATCGCCGCCAGTCTTTGTTCTTATATTTTCAAAAGGATTAGCCATTATACTATTTATAACTATATACCGAGTTCTTTCTCAGTAATAATCATGAACTCCCAATTGCGGTCAAGACAAAATTCTTTAGCAGCTTCCCACTTTGCTAGATTGACACCCCATTGCTTGACTTCATTTATAAATCTTTTTGTTTTACGAGAAGGTCTTTTAGGTTCTTCTGTAAATCTCTTGGGCTTCACTTCAACTAGACACATTCTTACTTTATCTTTGCCTTGTATCTTCACAATAAAGTCTACAAAGTACCGATGTATTTTATTGTCTAACGGTGAACGATAAGGTATTACTATCTCTTCACTTCCCCATTCTAATACTGATGCACTGATATCGCACCAATTCATAAACTTCAATTCATAACTAGAGCGATAAGTTATTTTCGAAACATTTCCTTTGTATTTTGCTGGATTTCTAGGAACAAACTTGCCTGAATAAACTTCTTTCGAATATGTCATGTACTAAACTTTTGTCCGTTATAAATAAAATAAACTAGAACACTATTTATCTACCAGGAAATTGAACAATGGCTACTATTGTAACTAGAGCTGGCAAAGCATCTGCACTAACCACGGCAGAAATGGATGCTAATTTCACAAATTTGAACACAGACAAAATTGAAAGTGGAAGCGATGTAACTTTTGGTGATATTACAGGCGATCTCAAAGGATACGCTGAAGTTATGCTTACTACAGATCCTGCTACTGGTTCTATAAATTTAGATTTATCAGCAGCAAATATTTTCAGATTAAATCTCACTGGAGATACAACCGTTACGTTTACTAATCCTCCTGCTGCCGGCAGCACTTCTGTTGCAACGATTGTAGCAATACAAGATGGCTCAGGCGGTCATACGATTACTTGGACAGACGGCGCTTATGCCGGCGGTGTTGTTCCTCCTGCTTCTACCGGAGCGAATGAAGTTGATATTTGGACTGCGTTTACATATGATCAAGGCACATCGTATGTAGTATCTTTATCGATGAAGGATGTTAGCTAATGCCAATTGGTAAGTTTGGTCTAGAAAAAACCTGGAGAACTAGTGGTACTGGTACTACTACCGTCACTTCTTCTGGTAATTTTGATGTACCATTTGGAAAACATGATATCACAGTAGAGGGCAAAGGCGGCACAGGCACTGCCGCAGTTCCTAGTAATGTGGCATCATATAATTCGCCCACCCCAGGAACTGCTGCGTCATACAATGCAGCAACACCGGGCAATGTTGCGTCATACAATGCGCCAACACCGGGCAATGTTGCATCATATAATGCACCAACACCGGGCAATGTTGCATCATACAATGCAGACTCTGGTGGTAATATCGCTACTTATAATTCAGAGCTTGCGGGAAATCCTGCATCATATAATGCACCAACACCAGGAACTGCTGCGTCATATAACCCGCCAACACCTGGCAACCCCGCTTCATATAATGCACCAACACCGGGCAATGCAGCAACATACAATGCACCGTCATCTACACCAGGACCGATTGCATCATACAATGCAGTGACATACAATGCACCATCAACAACACCTGGTAATGTGGCATCATACAATGCAGCAACATACAATGCCCCAACATTTACTCCAGGAAATGTTTCTGGCGGTGGCAACGCAGCATCATTTAATTCACCATCAACAACTCCAGGAAATGTTTCTGGCGGCGGCACCGCTAACTACAGTGCGCCAACATTTACACCAGGAACGGTTGCATCATACAATGCAGCAACATACAATGCACCAACATTTACTCCAGGAAATGTTTCTGGCGGTGGCAACGCAGCAACATACAATGCGCCAACAAATACTCCTGGGAATGCTGCATCATACAATGCGCCCTTCTTTGTCCCAGAGGTTAATTACGGC